GCTCACCGACCTCACCCAAAGGCTCGCGCATCACAATCTCATTAATTGACAAGTCGTAACCCAAATACGAGCCAGCAAGCATTCGATCGCCCTTCAATACAGTGAGGTCCGAGAACTGCTCCTGAATTGTTCCCTCATCAACGAGAACTTGGAAAGTTTCCCGAGGATCGGTTGCCCTCAAACATGGGCGGTCAAGCAACGCTGAACGCACGACCGTAGTCAGACGGTCTCTCATGGTCGTGGCCTCTTCAGACCCAGCATCACGCACCCAAACGTATGTTCGCATCTGATACGTGACCCGATACTCGGGATGACTCCGATCAAAACCAATTCGCTCAAAGTTCGATGTCGAGATAGCCACCGTAATCAGGGTCGGCCACGAATCCAAAGCAATTGGTTCGTAAGTCAAATACTTGCGGGGATCAGGCAGTAGATAGTCATCTAAATTCCATCCATTACGATACGAAACCAATCGAGTCGGAAGATCGAATTTGAGATACTCGTTTACATACTGTTTGGCGAAATGTGCGCCATGCATCAAATCAATTGCCATAAACCATCACCCGTCCACGTCGCCGTCTTTAATGTATTTAGCGGTTTTCTCTGCCCACTCGCGAGAGAAATTCATCGGCTCATACACAACTTCACGTTTCGGCATCTTCGTAGTGCCGTACTGATGGAATTTAGCATACTTAATACCATTACCAAAAGTAGCCTCTTTATCTCGAATCTCACTATCTGTACCACGCAGTTCACTGAGGCTTCGAAACAAGCGTCCACTCTGAACCATGGGCGGAGCACCGGGAAAATGAACAGATTTCCAAGATGCATACTCTGCATCGAGAGGTCGCCAACCGCCAGCAGCCAAGCCGTTGTCAAGGAAGTTTTGACGCCAGTCTCGCTGAAGTTGACGCCTCATGGCACGAAACACCGGTTTGAAATTATCTGCGCGATGCATCATCCCGCGAAGGTCAGAACGAGTGCCGTCGTCCTCCCACTCAACATCAAAAAGAAGTGCCACGGCTATGACACCTGAACGCGTCGATACCTCTTGACCGCCATCAATTCTTTTTCAAGAAAACCGGTTTCCATCGGCGCAACATTTCGTGGTTCCAAATCCTTGACACCGACAACGTCGTCATGCATGTTTTGCATTTCACGAGTGGCAGCACGCAAAATCATCAACTTGAACATTTTGATGTCGTTGCCCGCCAAACCAGCGTCGTATGTGACTTCAACAATGTCATCCGCCCAACCACGGAAAAGATCCATCCCGTATCTGCGAACAACAAAATCACGATCCTCAGTCAAAGTTTCCCATTCCTGAAAACGTGGCTTCAACCTGACCTGAGAAACGGAGACAACCGGTGAATTGCGCAAATAAATCGTTGCAGGTGGCTGGGCATAAGTGATCGGATTCATCGTTGTATCTAGTGATGTGTTGTAGAAAAACGACGACATCGGAACGCCAACATGGTTTGCTGGAAGTTTGTATTCCTCGGTAAAAGTTCCAACCTCGATAGGTCGATTTAAGTACGCCTCGAGTTCGCTTTGCAATCCACCAAGCACCATTTCAGCGGCGTCCTCTTGACGCAGCGAAAAGGATATATCCATGTAATTTTTGAGATCAGCGATAGAAACAAGCACCAAGGCCCCCTTCGAATTAGCCTCGGCGACGACGGCCGCGTTCGCGAATAATGTCACGAATCGTTTCGTCACGACGCCTGCGACCAACAAGACGACCGACGCCCTGCGCACCAGATCTAATCAAACGACGAAGAGTGCCCGGCCTACGGACGGTCTCATCTCCTGTTCTACCGGGTACAGCCATGTCAATCTCCTTAAGGTGATGACATAAGTGTAGCACCAGAACACGTGCGTTTTTAAGAAAAATACTAGCGATCTGGGCCCGGAGGTGGTTCAACTAGAGCGCCACCGGCGTCAACTGTTCCCGCAGGAGCCTCAACCGGAACCCACGCACGAGAATACTGATGGTTTTTTACGTTTCGGCTTTTCAGAATCGTTCCATCTAGCATCAACTCGAGTTCATCGCCGCGCATCGACCACTGGCGATTGAAATCTTCTGCCTTAAACACACCAGAGCGTTTCAGGGTGCGGACAATGTTTGACAACTTTTTAGCAACGATGCTTCCACGGCCTCGATTGAGTTGAATATGAAGCGCCATTGCCTCAACCTCAGATATGTCTAAAGAACGCACGGGAACAACGTCAAACTTCTCTCGCAGGTGTTTATTCCCTTGAATCAACATGACCCTCTGAGACCCATCAATGATTTGTTTCGTTGAAGAACGAATAACTATTGGAGTTAGCAGTCCGTAATCTCCAAGCGAGGAGGCCAAGGTCAGCAGATCCGGCCGAAGAATATGGGTGGCGTTCCATGTTGGAACAACAAGTTCATCAATTTCCATGTACTCAAGCATCATTATCCTCGCTCAACTTTTCCAGTGCTTTACGGCGAAGAGTATCCGCCCTTGTTTTTGGCCCAACAGGTGACGCCGCCAACGTGGTCAACTCGTTCAACAGCAAGTTGCGAATCAGCCAGTTCAGTGGATATGAATACGGATCGGCAGCGTGCTTCTTCCTGAATTCAGCAACGAAGGCTCTCGCCCTAGTTTGCTTCGTCGGGCCTATCATGAAAGTGCCCACTACGTCTTTGACGCCGTCCCAACCACGAGACGCAAACTTTTCAATGACCTGTTCGATGTCATACTCTGGCCACCATCTACGTTGAGCATCGATGTATGGGAAGCATTCGTAGAGCCTGTCGTAGAACTCCGGTTCTGTCGCAACAAGATCCCCAATACGTCGAATGGCAACGGAGTGTAAGGGAATACCAACCCGCGTGTTTGATCCTGTAAGTGCGGCAAGATCATAATATTCGCAATACGGTGCACCATGTTCCTCAGAGATGAATTTGAATACATCATCGGTATTCCAGTCATAGATGACCTTCGCGAATTTAAGTGGAACACCGCTCTTCAGTCGGTACGGCTTCACAATGTAGTTCTCGTGGAGTTTCTGAACACATGACCTGTAACGAATCATGGATTCCGATGCTCGAACACCGGTAATAAAAGCGGTCGAACCCTTTTTCCCCTGCATGGTGTAATAGTCAACAGATTCCGGAAGGCTTTTGCTGTGATCTAGGCCAAACGAGTAACCGGTAATCGCATCATCCGGCATCTCGCGAACAAGACGACCCTCTGAGCGTCGTTGATCACCCCACAAAATGACAGACTGCCGGCGACCCAAAACCCAAACCTCAGCACCATAAGGCAGGCAATACCACTCCATATCGACCCAGTCAAAATTCTTGACCATGTTGACATAGTCAATGACTACGGGTGAGACCATTTCCTCGTCACGAAAAATAACTTTCACAGGGCCGAGGCCACGCTCTTCGTGAATTTCTTTGGCCAAATACAAGACTGCTGTTGAGTCTTTTCCCCCAGAAAATTGGACGCAAACGGTATCGAACGAATCATAGATATGGCGAATTCGTTCACGCGCAGCATCGACAACGCTGATGTCTAGAAACATCCTCTGACGTGTCACAACTTGCCTCGCTTGATCTTGCCTCGCTTGATGTCGTATGCGAGTTTGGTTTGAGTTGGCTTGGTAAACGGCGCAGGGTGCCTGAAAATACCAAGGTACAGGGCTTCCCATCGTTCCTGTGTTTCAATTCGAATCCAGTTCCCCCTAATCAGAGGTGAGGGATAAGGTGCTCGCCCAAGCATCTCGTTGATCTCAACAACTGTGTATCCCTTGTCGCGGATTCGCTGTGCGATTTTTTTGCTGTAAGAGGAACGCACCAGTTGCTTGGGGCCGAAATTGTCTGGTCGAACCCGCAAGATCTTGCTTTCCGTTTCTCGCCAAACCATCTTGGATTTCCCGGAACGGATTTTTTTGAGCGTTGCTTCATGTATGCCTGACCGTATTGCAACAGCGTTGATGCTAACCCCATGTTCCTTCAGGTAAAGCAAATGTCGTTGAGCAACGCCCGGATCAACCGAACGACTCGGCGGCTCAGGCCCAATCCCCTGCTTGAATCGTCGATGCAGACGCATACGCTCACGATTGTAGGTTCTGTGTGCGATTACGCATGCCTCACACTTGCAACCCCTTGAATACCCGGCGTGCTCTCCGTGGCGTATCGGTTTGCTCATGGGGAAACTCTACCGTGGGCCTCCCAAGCGTCAAACGTCACCGGCATTTTTTCTTTGAATGAATACTCAATCGCGCCGGCATAATCCCGGATTTCCCTTTGAGCGGTAGAATCCGTACGCAAAGAGAGGAAGTTCATAAGCGCCCTAGCGTTTACAGTCCAGTAAAACTCCGTGAATGTTGACACCGGGAGTACCGTTCTGGCAATTTCCTTCGCAACTCCCCGCTCAAGCAAATAGTTGTATGTTCTAAACGCCGCCTGATTCGACTGATTGATCACCTCGGAGACCTGCTCAGCCAACTCGTCATCAAGAGGTTCAAAAGTATAACTCCCCGGTTTACCCGTCTGCTTTCGACAATATTCTCCGACAGGCACATACCCAGCATTGTCCAAGCGGGTATACCGACCAGAAATTTCATTGAACGAACCAATGCGGTGCCGGAACCATTCGCGGGCGACAAAAATTGGACACTTGACGTGGAACCGAAATGAGTTGTGCTCGAAAGGCGTCCCATGACGCTCCCTCATCAGAAAATTAATGAGCCCCTCATCAGCATCACCCATGACCTCTCGCCTATCCCCAAAAGAAACTCTGGCGGCATTGACAACAGACAGATCATCAGCCATCGCATCGTCAAGTCGAACAAAACCATGTTCATGAATCATCTTAGACCTCCGAATGCGCGTCGATAAAGGACATAATTTTCTCTGCCGTTGTAGACCCGTCGTAGCCGGGGTCATTCCGCAACCACCGAATAAAGTCATACCATCGACGTTGCTGCTCCGGATCGTCGAATACCAAGGTGTATTGAACGACAGCCTGAGGCGCAGAACCCGGTGACGCTACGGTCGAACCCTGAATTGCAACTTGCTTATGATCGACGTCACCACCGGCCACAATTTGACGCTCGCCGTCAGCGTTCTCTTCGACAATAGGATTGTAAGTTGGCTTTGTGTCAACTATGACTGGCGGAACATAAGACGAAGAACCGACCGTCGGATCGTTGGCGTTAAATGATGCTTCCTCGTATGCGGCGATTTCAAACTCGTCCCATCCAAGTCCATCGAAAAGGTCCTGATAGTTGTTCTCTGCCATCATTTCCATGAGTTCAAAAACCGCAGCGTTATCGCTTTGGCCTAGTTCAACAGTTCGGTTGTCAGCAAGAGCGAAGGCAATTGCTTTATCCATGTCACCATCCATGCGCACTGCCGCAACCTGAGTCCATCCCAGTCGTCGTGCTGCTTCAACTTGGTGATTCCCAGCGATTACCGTGAATGTTCCATCATCACCATTTGGAGTGATGACAATTGGACGCACTTGTCCGAATTCACGATACGACGCCATGATTGCCTCAACGTTACCTTTTCGAGGATTACTAGGCAGTGGCGTCAAAACGCTGAGGTCGATAGCAAGATCGGCAATTGCTTTATCAATATTGTTACTCACCACTAATCACCTCAATAACATCGATGTGAGCATTTTCCATGAACAAACGCACTCTAGCCCAATCTTCATACGCTGAATCGGAATAACAAACCACCCTGACAATTCCACTGGAGGCAATTTGTTTGGCGCACCCGTAACAGGGTGGTCCGTTTACAATCAGGGTGCCACCAATCCTTTGACTGGGGTCAGACCACAACAGCGCATTTGCTTCGGCATGTTGAGCGATGCAGTTGTCGTAAACCGCGCCATTGGCCGATCCCTCCGTATAGCGTGGACAATGACCGTCGACACAATGACCAATTCCCGGCGGGGAGCCGTTATAACCCACTCCAGCGACACGGCCATTGGGCATTAGAACAACAGCGAAATACTGACGTTTAGCGCAAGTGGAAAACCTGCCGGCCAGATCAACGCACGACTCAAGCCAGTTCTTCTCGCGCCTTGATATTGTCACGGCCCAACCTGAACACGCACATTTGCATTCAGTGTCCGCATGGCATCAATTGACGTTCTAAGTGACAACAACTTTTCCCGCTTCGATTTCACAAGCGCTTCAGCAATCTTGAAATCGTATTGCTCATCCGCCATCTTGTAATCAGCCCAAGACTCACGTTCCTTAATTGAGCCCTTAGCGCTGAGATATTCTTTAGCCCAATTTGATTTATATAAGGCTTCTTTCTTCGCCGAATCTTCCGCTAATACTTCGAAGGCCTCCGTCTCATCTTCGAGATCAGCGATCAAACGAAGCAACTCGTCTTCGATTTCAACCTGACTAATAGGGCTGTTTCTACGGTTCATTTCTCCACTCTATTTTTTCTAATGCGGCCAAATGTGATTCTGGCCAACTGTAAGATGACTCACCCAAATGCGCTAAAACCATCTGACGCAAAATCCATGCGTCACACATATCGTCAGATCCAGAACCAGACCACACGATTCCGGTTCTCGCAGAAATTGAACTTACAACTTCGGTTTTCGAAGCATTCCCTTTTCCGGTGGCGAACTTCGCTCGTGAAGTGGGTGGTATTTCCACGTAAGGAATACCATGCTCATAAAAATCGACACGCAAAACTCCACCAAGTTCACCCAAAGCATGAGCGTGAGAATTTCTTGAAGAAAAGGAATATCCCTCGATCGCTATCAGATCTATCGAGTGCGCCCGCACAAGAGCGTTGACAAAATTACGTATCTGAATTAGACGTTCAGGACCTTTTGTCTTCGGCTGAAAAACCATCGTTTCATCGTCAGACATGCAAACACCAGTCGATGTCAGCGATGGATCAACACCAAGGACGTTCATTTCTCCCAGCCGTGTTTCGCTAAACCCAACTCGAATGCCAACTGCGGATAATTGCCAATTCGAACATGACATTCTCGACAGACTGCAATGCAGTTGGACTCATCAAGAATCGAACCGCCCTGACTTCTGCGAACAAGTTCGTGAATGTCTACACTCCCCCTACGAGTGTAAGCAATGACTCCATCGTGCCTCGCAAAAACCGGACACGCTTGACAGTATCTGTGATCGTCCAACATTTTTGCGACAAGTTTGCGTCGCTCAACATATTCTGCTTCACGTTTCTTGCTACGCACTTTCAATGGCGAACCACGCTTCAGACCACCAGACCTCTTCAAAGGGGTCCGCTTCATCGGTTTGCCACGCTTCACAACAACGCAGCATCCACGTTGTCGAACTCCCAGCGATTATCGAGGGTAGCCCACAGTGCTTTGTCGACCTCAGTTTCTTCCATGTTGTACTCCTGCAACATGGTCCGATGCATCTTGATAGCGCGACGATAAAAATCTGCGGTTTCCCAAGGGCTTTCCTCGATGACCTGACCGTTTTCAATCATCGCATTAACTTGGTTCAAGCGTCTTTGAACAAAGAACCTAAATCGCTCAACCTTGTTTCGCTTAGATTTGTATGCCGACTCAGCGGTCTTCAATAATTTTGCACCATCACGGCCAAGCGCTTTGTACCTAGATGCATCGGCTTCAGAGTCAGCATCAATATCGTCAATCTGTCCGTTCAAGTTTTCAACAAGTACCT